GCCATGTGTCTCCGTTTCTAGAGTGGGTGGGTGTACTCAACCCAACTTGTTTGATTCAGGTAGCTGTCGTCTCCTGGCGCTACACCACCCGTTCGCACACTGTAAGTTCCGCTAGCTGGGACTTCAAACGTAACGGATGCTGCACCGCTACTGTTTGTCACACCGTTGATATTGACCACCGTTCCGTTGACGGTCGCCGCAAAACTGCCGGAATGCCCTACTCCACCATACAGTTCTCCTGTCACAATAACGGTCAACCAGGCAGTAGATGGTGCTGTGTACGTAGTACCCGCTGTGTTGATGCCAGCCGTGTGGCCGCTGGTCGTATTCATAGTCGGCCCTACACGGCTGACCGGCACAAAGATCCCACCTACGTTCGTTAGCACCTGACCAGCAGTGCCCGGCGAAGCGAGCGTCAACGACCCCGCAGTCAGCAGCCCGGGAAACCACGCACCATTGTCGCTGATCAGCGGCGTAAAGGCGCGCAGCTGGCCGGTATTTGCGTCGTAGCCGAACAGCTGAAGGCTGACTGCGTTGGCCGCGGGGTCGGGCTGGGCCGCGCCGACAAAGACGCCGGGAAATGTTACGGTATGACCGCCTGTGCCATCTTGCTGATAGTACATGGCGACGATCTGCCCGGCCGTGAGCCCCGTGACGGCCGCAATCGCAAGGTTGCCGGTCATCGACTGGATATAGAACCCGTCCGACGCCCCGGCGTTCAACGTCACGCTGGCCGCGTAAGGAACGTTCACCACGGCCGGTTCCACGTCCGCCGTGGTGAGGAAGTTAGCGCAAACGGACGCCAACGTGTTCAGGTTAGAGTCCGACGTCGTGTAGCCCTTGGCCGCGAACGCCTGAAACAGCGCCGTAAGGTACGTCGTGACCTGATAAAACAGTTTATTGGCCAAGGTGGCGTCGAAGAACTCCGGATCAACCGCGCCGCTCGCGCGCTGCGAATCGGCGAGGTATTGCGCGTCGGTTTCCTGATTATTAGAAGCGGGGTTCCACTGAATGAGATTCGTCGTTCCTGCCATAAAACTCCTTTATCAAACCCAATGCCCAACACCGAACCCCGAAACAAATCCTGGTGAACTGCCAAATCCGAATGCTGGCAATGTCGGGAACACGAACGTATACAGTACGCCCTCGGGCTGCGGAACGACGTAGCCGTTCGTGATGAGGTCTCTCAAAATGCTCGTGAACGTGCCTTTCAGCGTGATGACGCACGTCATGTCTTGGTTGTCGATAATGATAATCTGACCGCCCGGAAACAACTGCTGCCATATCGCGTAAAGGCTTCCGCGTGTTCCATCCCAGCTGTTCTGCGCGATTTTCGCCTTGATATAAATCCGAAAAGTCGTGTCGTCCAGTACGGGACTGATGCCGTTACTCGGCTGGAATCCCACAGTACGCGCAGCGCCGACCGTAGCGCCCAGCATGTCCAATTGCGCGCCCGCGGCGCTGTCAAGGTCGAATGCTGTGTCCATTCTTACAAGCGCCTGACTGACGTCATCGAACTTCTTCAGCATCGCGTACAACAGCGCGTTCCACTTCGGCGAACCGGGCGCGGCGTATTGATGGGTCAGAATACCTTGGTAGTAACCGATCGGCAGCGTCTCGACGGGCTCATTGCCGTAGCCTGCCGCCCCGTAACCGCCCGCTCCGTAATAGAGATTCTGGCTCATGCGACCACCGCCACATTCACTGCCAAGCCAGCGGCCGCATAATAGTAATTGGTCATCGGAACATCGGCTGCGGAGAGCGCGCTGAATGCGACTGCCGACGCGGTCCCTGCTGTCGTCGTTGCGATGCTGAGCGTGACGGTCGTTCCTACGGGCGCACCTACAACGAGCGTGCCCGGCGCGATCCCAGCCCCAGTCACAAGCTGGCCACTGGAAATTCCCGCGGCCGATACGACCGTCATCGTCGTGGAGCCAGAACTGAATGTCGCCGTCGTTGCCGCCGTCTGGACGCCTGTCAAGATGGACTGCACGCCGAACGCCGGGGCCTGGAGGCTGGCGTTGACGGCCATGGCCTCATAGTAGAGAGCGCCCAAACTAACCGTCTCACCGATGGCAAGCGCATTCAAGTAGTTTACGAGCGCCGCCTGAACGGCGGCCAAAACCGTGGACGTCGGCGTCGCACCGTAGCCGGTCAGCGTCACGAGCAAGAAAATAGGCAGCGCGGTCGGTTGGTAGAAACTGATATTCTCGACCACACCCGTCACGGGGTCGGTCACGGGCACCGTGGTGGTGCCGTTCGTGAAGCAGCCCAGTGTCTTCTTATTGTAGATGGCCTGCGCGACCGCGACCGTGTCGCTGCACTGCACGACCAGACTGATGGAGTGGGCCGGGTTACCCCAGCTGTCGACGCCACCCGTCGGGTTGTTGATGGAGCTGCCGGGACCGCCCGGCGTCGGGTAGCCCGGCGCCACGCGCGCTACGCCCGACGTGGCCAGTACGGCGGCGATGGTGGACGAAATGGGCGTCGTCGCCACAAGCGCCACAGAAATGGACTGCCGGGCCCGCAACGCGCTGTCCGGTTCTACGGGTTGACCAGTGATTGCCGCTGCGGCATTTGTAACCAAACTCCAATTTGCCTGTGGAGTGTTAATGATGTTAATGGTTCCAGGCTCGGCCGCCACAGCACCGGGAGTTGTGCACGTAGCTTGGACGCTGATCGTACCGGCCGAAGCGAGCGCCACGGTCGTCGGCAGCGCCCAGAGGTTGCCCTGTTGGTCCTGCGCGAATCCGTTGGTCACTGTGGTTGCCGCCGTGAAGGTCAACGTCAGCAGGGCCGTGCTGTACGTGAACGGCAACCGCGCCAGTCCGTTCATTTTTACCTGGCGGTCTAGCCCAGCACCCACGGCGGTCTGCGGAGAACTCTGATTATATGCAAGAGAAAGCGCAAGATTGGTGTCGGCCTGCTTCAGGCTGATGGCGCTCAAGAATTGATAAATCGCGCTGTCCGGCGCGACGTACTGATTTTGACCATAGATATTCAAGAACAAATTTAGATTATCCGCCATAATTGCCGGATAACTTGAAACTATTAGGCCGGCCGGCCCAATCGAAGGCGGCGCATACGTAGGCGTGCTCATTTTAAGCCTCCAGCATTGGTGTCGCGGTGCTTCCAGTTACTTGCCCGAAAGCTGTTTCGGCGGTGTAACTCAGGGACAAGCGGCCGTTCTCAAAGTTGACCGCGGTACTTGCTGAGGTAACATATGGCGTGCCTGTAATCACCTGCTGCACGGACAGTTGCATTGCGGCCAGACCCTGCGGCGAGCCCAATTGCCCCAGGATAGACTGGAACACAGGCAGGCCGAGTGTAAGATCCTCCCACCACTCGCCGAGAAACAAATTCAAGCGGGTCTGGATGGCCTGCGCAACCGCAGCGGCGTCGGTAAGACAAGCCGTCGGATCGAGAATGGGGTCGTAACTGGCGTCGAGCTGAAGGTATTGAATTGTGGGCGCAGTTGACATAGGGTCATTGTCCTTGCAAGATTGTCGTAGTTCCGGGCTGCGCGGGAATCACGCCGGTCGTGATGTGCGGCAGCACATAGGCGGTAAACCATTGCTGCCAGGCCTGCGTCATGAGCGGCTGCGTAGTTCCGCCGTTGCCGGCTGTAACCGAGGCGGCCTCCAAATTGAACGCCTCGGAGGCGGTTCCGACCGTCACGCCCGCGCCGTTGGACAACGACACCGACGGCCCCGTGATCGTAACGCCCGCTTCTGAAACGTCGATCACAGTCGCGCCGTCGTCGCTGCGTATCTGCAGGCTATTTGTAGAATAGTTCGTCAGGCGGTCCTGCTTGCTCCACATGCCAGGAATAAACCCGCAGTCATGAATGTAGTGGCGACGGACTTCATTCTGCCGCTGGCTCCCGGAAGGGCAAACTGGCAGGGCTGGAGTGTTCTGGGCCGGTGGCGCGTTGGTCTGGCCGTTCGCCCACCAATTGTCGAAGCAAGTGTCGCAGAACACTAGCAGCCCATTGTCGCCCTTCTTGAGCGGCAGCGTGATGCTGAAGCCGCCACCGCGCGGCACCACGATGGGCACGTTCACAATCGGCGGTACGTCCCACCACTGTGCCGGGCCGGCAGGCGGCCGGACACGCTCCTGAATTGCGATCTGCACCGTAACGGTCTGTGGTTCACCACCCGCACCCATATCCTCAACCAAAAATGCAGGAGTGGCGCAGCGAGTGTCGGCTAGTGCCTGCCGGATCATCTGCCGCCATTGGGCCGGTGCGGCCTGGTTTATCTGCGCCGGTGTAAGACCGAAGGCTGGAACTTGCGTTGCACTCATGAAGGGTCTCCACTATTCAAGTAAGTGCTGCAGAATAGAGCTGCCTGCACACTTAGGGTCTTATATACTTAGCGCCCTCAACTTCTAAACTGACTGTATGGACGATTCCATACAAATTCTCAGACTACTGACGCCCACTCTCCGCCCACTTTACACTGAGATCGTCGTAATGAAAGCAGCAATAAACGCCATCAAACTGAAACGTCCTTCGGACGCAGTTGCAATCGACCAAATGCTTGAATTTGCCCGCCGCAGTGAGGACACGACAAATCAAGTTGACATTGAACTGGCTGATCTGGCAAGAAATTTTGCATCTGCTCAAGAAGAGTTTGGGAAGGCGCCGAGCCTGTCTGAGCACGAGCTCGCTCACCAGCTTCAAAACAGTC